GGTACTGGTGTAAATAACTCTGGTAAAACTATTACTCTTGGTGGTAGTTTTACTCACACTGGTGCTCATAGTCTTGGTTTAACTACTACTGCTAATACTAGCATTACTCTACCAACAACTGGTACTGTTGCTACTCTAGCTGGTACTGAAACATTTACTAATAAAACTATTACTGGTGCAACTATTACCACTGGTAGTATTAACAATACTCCAATTGGTGCTTCTACTGCAAATACTGGTGCGTTTACAACTCTTGCAGCTTCTGGAGCAGTAACACTTACTTCTGCCACTGACGCTACTAACTTAACCACTGCAGCAGTTGTTCTTTCTGGTGGTTTGGCTGTTACTAAATCAATGTTTGTTGGTATAAATATTACTGGTGCTGGTGCAGGAACATCTACTCTCGATGGATTTAACATCGATGGTGGCACTTATTAAAGCGAACTAAATACATGGTGGGTGTAATTCCCACCCCAGTATATACTGGTTGTTTTAAATTCTACATAGAATAGGTTATTATGGCTAACACAGTCGTTCTCAAACGAAGTGCCGTTCAAGGCAAAACTCCAACTACAGGCGATCTTGCGCTTGGCGAGTTAGCATTAAACACATACGATGGTAACCTATTCTTCAAAAAAGACAGTGGAACTGCTTCCATTATGTCTGTTGCCACTCTTACTGGCACACAAACCCTAACAAACAAAACTCTTACCAGTCCAACTGTCAATAGTGCAACTGCAAATAATCTTACACTTACTGGCACTTTAACTGCTGGTGGTGGTGCAGGTACTAATGGACAAGTGCTTGTTTCTACTGGAACTGGTGTTCAGTGGACAACTCAAAGTGTTTCAACATTAGATAGCTTGTCAGATGTTGTAATTAGTTCTCCAGCATCAGATCAAGTTCTTAAATATAATGGATCTGTCTGGGTAAACGCTGAATCAGATCAAGCAGTTGCTTCTGCAGTTTTTGCAGCAAACGCTGAATCAGATTTAGGATTAGTAACCGATCTTGTTATAACTTTATCAGAAGATCTTGGTTTGGTCACTGATGTACCAGCTGAGTATATTTACAACATGGGTTCTCTAGTTGTAGATGGTATTGTATCGCTAAGTAACTTAGATCAATCTGTTAAAGCAGATTATATTTCTTATGCAATTATTTTTGGATTCTAAAGGATCATAAATGGCTCGTCAGCTTATTGAAAAATACATTTTTACACCTGGAGCAGCAAATGCTGGCACAGTAAAATTTCCAGGTAAAGTTGATGAAACTCAACTATTAATTATCACAAACAAAACCACTCAAGAGAATATTTACGCTCTTGGTGATCCAACTCGTTCTGGATCTTTGGTATATGATTCTTTAGACAGCACAACTTTCTTTTCAGAACAAGATGGTGTTACAACAGTAACTCTAGCAAAAGATACATCTTCGATGCTATCTACACACAAGATAGCAGTTTATACAGACGCACCAAAATCTCAAGGTAATATTGTTCGTCCATATGCTTTTGGTGTAGATGCTATTGAAAGAATTCGTATTTCAAATCCACAATCACTAATTGATGCTGACTTTGAATATGGTTTGCAAACCACAAAGTGGCAGAACTATGCAGAGATTCGTGGTGTTCCTGGAATTTATGAAAAACCTGGACTTGATATTTTCTTGTCTGGAGTTACAACCAATGGTGCTTCACCATCAACAATCACCGTAACAACTTCTGTTGCGCATGGACTGTCGGTAAATGATGCAGTTATTATTTACGGTCTTGGTAATACCAGCACATCTGGTCGTGCCGAAGGTGCGTTTGTTATCGCCAGTGTTCCAACATCAACTACATTTACATACTTTGCCAAAGGTATCGTTGGTACAAATGCTCTGTCTTTATTTACTGGTATTACCTATGCTCGTCGTGGTGGATTTTATACTGGTTCTTCACTACCAATTTCTTCAGTATCATCTAATGAAGCAAATCCATCTGTCATAACAGTAACTTGTTCTGCCAATCATGGTCTAGTTCCAGGTGCTCCATTGGTTGGTATTGCATCTTCTGCTGGAACAAACCACGGATTATTAACTGGTAACTTTCTGGCAGAAACAGTTCCAACTGCCACTACATTTACATTTACTGCTCGTGTTGGTGGCGCAGTGGCTTCTGCTGGTATTACTATGACAATGTTTACTCGTTCTGATGCTTATGTATTACATCGCCCATTTGATGGTGGTGTAACACTATCAAATTTTGTACCATCTCATGGTGCATCGATTTCTCGTCAGACTAAAAAGTACATGCGTTATCAATCAGGTAAAGGTGTTCTTTGGTCTTCAGGTGTTTCGTTAAACCCTGTTATTAACCTTGATCAAATTTCTGCTTCTGGAACTACTCCAGGTTCTTTAATTACTGTGACTACAGAATTAGATCATTCACTACAAGTTGGTGCGACTGTGCTTATTTCAGGTGTTGTTACATCAGGATATAATGGCACATATGGTGTTAATACAATCACTGGAGAAAATACTTTTACTGTTATTGCATCTGGAACTTTAGGATCTGCCAGTGCAGTTATTACAAATATTCCTCGTGTAACAGTTAAGAATTGGCATGGTGCATCCGTTCGTGTTGGTCCATTTGATGATCAAAACGGATTGTTCTGGGAGTATGATGGACAAGAATTAGCAGTTGTTAAACGATCTGGTACATTTCAGTTGTCTGGTTTTATTGCAGTAACCGCAGCATCTCAAACAGTTACTGGAACAAGCACTCGTTTCACACAACAATTAAAAGTTGGTGATAATATTATTATTCGTGGTATGACTTATAAAGTTGGTAGTATTGCAAGTGATACTTCACTAACTATTAATCCAGAATATCGTGGTGTTAATAATTCATCTGGTATTAAGATGGCAGCTGTTATTGATAATCGTGTACCACAATCTCAATTTAATATTGACAAAGTAGATGGCACTGGCATTTCAGGTTACAACATGAACCTCAACAAAATGCAAATGTTGGGTATTTCATTCTCATGGTATGGTGCTGGTTTCGTTGACTTTATGTGTCGTGGTCCAGATGGAAACATGATGCTTGTTCATCGTATGAAACAAAATAATATTAACGATGAAGCGTATATGCGTACTGGTAATACGGCAGTTCGTTATCAAACAATTAATGAATCTGTTATTGGTCGTTTAGATGAAGACTTAGATAATAGCGAAACAAGTATTGATATACTCGATGCTTCTAGATTTCCAGCTGCAGGTGGTACAATATTAATCGGTAATGAAGTTATTCCTTATACTGGTAAATCTGGTAATACGCTAACTGGATGTACTCGTGGTGGCAGTTTTACAATGTTTATTGGTGGTGCCAATAGAACATTTACTGGTGGTGCTGCAGCATCACATAGTAAAAACAATGGGTTTACTTCTGTGACTTTAATTAGTTGTACTGCAGCACCACAGTTAAATCACTGGGGTTCATCATACATCTTAGATGGCGGATTTGATACAGATCGTGGTTACTACTTTAACTATGCAGAATTAAAAGTTGCTGTTACTGGTAATACTTCAAAAACAGCATTCTTTATTCGACTAGCACCATCAGTTTCAAACTCAATTGCAGGACAATTCGGAGATCGAGATCTAATCAATCGTTCTCAATTGCTTCTACAAAAATTACAACTTCAATCAGATAAGTCTGTGCAAGTTTATGGTATTTTAAATCCAGGAAATATTGATGCGTCATCGCTAACTTGGTCATCAGTTAATACTGTAGCACTTGGTTCACAACCATCGTTTGCTCAGATTTCTACAAGTAATACTACAACCGCAACTCCTGGAGAACAGATTTTCTCCACACTTGGACCACCAGCTGGTTTTGCTGAGATTGATTTATCAACTCTTAAAGAATTATCTAACTCTGCCATTGGTGGTTTTAGTAACTTCCCAGATGGTCCCGATGTCTTGGCAGTTGTTATTAACAATCTTTCTGCAACAGCTGCTGAAGTTAACTTGAACTTATTCTGGTCTGAAGCACAAGCATAAATATACAAAATAGAGGAATTTTTAAATGGCAACCCAAGTACAGTTTAGACGAGGAACAACTACCCAAAACAATGCGTTTACTGGCGCAATTGCTGAACTCACTGTAGACACCGAAGCAAAAACACTAAGGCTACACGATGGTTCTACTGCTGGTGGTGGGGCAGTTGTTGCGACCCTTGCAGGCACTCAAACCTTTACAAACAAAACACTTTCAACCAATTCTGTTTGGCAAGGCACTGTCGTTGGATTAGCATATGGTGGTACTGCTGCATCTTTAACTGCTGTTGCTGGTGGAGTTTTATACTCTGGTGCTTCTGCATTAGCCATTTCTGCAGCTGGAACTTCTGGTCAAGTATTAACTTCTGCTGGAGCATCTTCACCAACTTGGACTGCTCAATCTTCACTGGTTGTTGGTACTGCCACTGTTGCCACAACAGCAACTAATATTGCTGGTGGTTCTGCTGGTAATCTTATTATTCAATTAGATACAAATCAAACCACTTTCGTTGCTGCTGGTGCAGCTGGCACATTCTTAAAATCAACTGGTGCTTCTACTGCGCCTGAGTTTGCTGCAGGTCAAATTACAATTGGTTCTACTGCAGTATCATTCGGTGATACTAGTAACGCTCTTGCTGGAGTAGCTTCTATAACTATGGGTAATCGCACTTATGGTAATGCGTCTGTTGCTTCCGTGTCTGGTACTGGTCCATGGACAGCAACAATTACTGGCATATCATCAACTGCTGGCATTTTAGTTGGTCAAAATATTACTGCAACTGATGGAACTGGTTCTTTGTTTGGTGGTTCTCCTACAAGCGTATTAGTTGCAAGCATTGTTTCTGGAACAAGCATTACTGTAACAGTCACTGGTGGAACTATACCAACTGTTGGCACTATTACTGCTATTACTATTTTTGGATTCTTACAAGTTCCAACTGGAACTACTGCTCAACGACCATATGTACCAGCAAATGGTATGATTCGTTACAATACTACTCAATCTACATTTGAGGGTTATTCATCTAGTGCATGGTCATCTCTTGGTGGTGTTAAGTCTGTTGATGGATTCACTTTTATTCAAGCAGAAACATCTGCTGGTAACTCAAATGGTGACTTAGATTTCTACGCTGAAGATAGTGCAGGAACTGCAGCCACTCAAATTGGTCAGTGGAACAGAACAAACCTTAAAGATTATACTGGTACGCTAGTTGGAACACAAACTACACAGAATGTGTTTAATGCAACTGCCACTACTGTCAATGCTTTCGGTGCAGCAACTACACTAGCGATTGGTAATGCTACTAGTGCAACTCTAACTCTTCGTCCAGGAACTGTTGTTGGATCTAATACCACTCAGAACTTATATAATACAGTTGCCACTACTTTAAACTTAGGTGGTGCAGCAACTACTATTTCTATCGGTGCTGCAACTGGTACGCTAACAATCAATAATGCAAATACAGTTATTACTGGTAACTTAACTGTAAACGGCACAACTACTACTGTAAATTCAACTACTGTTGAAATTCAAAATGCTTTTGTGTTTGAAGGTGCTACTGCCGATGGCTTTGAAACAACATTATCCACAGTAGATCCTACTTCAGACAGAACAATACTTTTACCAAATGCCAGCGATACATTAGTTGGTAAAGCAACGACTGATACACTAACAAACAAATCTATTAGTTTAACAAACAATACAGTTACATTTACTTCATTAGAATTAAAAACTGGTTGTTCTGACGAAACAGGTTCTGGTGCTCTAGTATTTGCTACTAGTCCTACTTTAGTGACTCCACTTCTTGGAACACCAACTTCTGGTACATTAACTAACTGTACTGGATTGCCAGTTAGTGGTATCACTGCTTCTACTTCTACAGCACTTGGTGTTGGTAGTATTGAACTTGGACATGCTAGCGATACTACTATTGCTCGTTCAAGTGCAGGAGTTGTTACTATTGAGGGTAATACAATTTTAACATCAGGTAGCACTTCTGCATCAGTTCAATTTGGCTCGTTCGGTGTTGGTACTGCTGCATCTGGAACTACTGGTGAGATTCGTGCAACAAATGCAATCACATCTTTCTATTCGGACGAGCGTCTGAAAACAGATATTACAGAAATTTCTGGTGCTGTTGATAAGGTTATGCAGCTTCGTGGTGTTACATTCCGTGCAAATGAATTGGCAGAATCTTATGGTTATGTTTCTAATAAAGAACAAGTTGGTGTTATCGCACAAGATGTTGAAAAAGTATTGCCACAAATTGTGGTTCCTGCTCCGTTTGATATTATGCAATTACAAGAAGGTGTAGAAATTTCTCGTTCTGGAGAAAATTATAAAACTGTTCACTATGAAAAACTTGTACCATTACTAATTCAAGCAATCAAAGAACAACAACTTATGATTGAAGAATTACAAAAGAAGGTAGGCTAACATGGCTGTTTCTACAAGAGATGGATTAAAACAATACGCACTTCGTAATTTGGGTGCACCAGTTGTTGAAATTAATGTGGATGACGATCAATTAGAAGATCGTATTGATGAAGCATTAGAGCACTGGATAAAATATCATTACGAGGGCACTGAACAGATTTATATGAAAGCACAGATTCGTGCTTCTGAAATTGTTTTAACCTCCTCAGTTGCTGCTAACTTTACATTGTCTGAAACTATTACAGGTGGAACATCAGGTGCCACTGCACAAGTAACAAAAGAAACAGGTCGTTCTTCTTCTGGAACTTTACTTCTTGTTAGAAACATTGTCGGAACATTTACGGTTGGTGAAGTAATTACTGGTGCAACATCTGGTCAAACTGCCACAACTTCCACTATCACAAAAAGAGAATACGATAATAAGTACATTACAGTAACTGATTCAGTATATGGTGTGACTAAAATTTTAGCCATAGGTCAGGCATCGTCATCTAAGAACATATTTGATTTACAATATCAATTGCGTCTGAATGACCTATATGACTTAACATCTACCTCTATCATTTA